GGAGACCCGAGCCCCTGAGCTTCTGTGTATAACCGCGAAACTAAAAGTTTTTTAGTATGCTGTAAAAATGAAACTAGAAAACCTACGGATTCAAAATTTAATCCTTGACCCCGAAAATGCCCGGCAACATAATGAGCAAAACATTAAAGCGATTATGGGAAGCCTCGAGGAGTTCGGACAACGCAAACCAATAGTCATAACTGCTGGTGGCGTAATTGTGGCTGGCAACGGAACAGTCGAAGCCGCAAAGAGATTGGGCTGGCTAGAGATTCAAGCTGTCCGAATTCCCGATGACTGGACACCCGAACAGACCAAGGCTTTTGCTCTTGCTGATAATCGGACCGCCGAGCTTGCCTCTTGGAATTCGATAAAACTATCTGAGCAACTTATCGAGCTAGAGGAAGCTGATTTTAAAATCGAGGAATTCGGTTTTGCTAAGGAACAAATAGCTGAGGATACTAAGCCCGAAGAATTTCCTACCTTTGATGATGTAGAAGAAACCACACATCGGTGTCCTAAATGTCATTATGAGTGGAACGGAAAATCATAATGAAAGATTCTGTTATGCCTAAAGGTAAATGGGAATTCGACCAAGCAGTTACCGAGGTTTTTGATGACATGCTTTCCCGGTCTATTCCGGACTATAAAGGCATGAGGGAACTAACTACTAACCTAGCTATTAAATTTGCTAAGCCTAATACCGACATAGTTGACCTTGGCTGTTCTCGAGGAGCTGCTTTAAAGCCAATCTATGAGGAGCTAAAAGACTCGGTTAAATACTTAGGCATTGAAGTTTCTAAACCTATGAGAGAAGCGGCAAAAAAAGAAATACCTTTTGCCGAAATACTTGACCTTGATTTAAGGAAGTCCTACCCTCGAGCGAGAGCCTCAGTTACCTTATCGGTCCTGACCCTTCAATTTATTCCTATTGAATACAGGCAAGAGATTATCCAAAATGTCTATGAGAATACCAACCAAGGTGGTGCTTTTCTTTTTGTAGAAAAGGTACTCGGTTCTGATGCTTACGCTAACAAACTTTTGATTGAAACTTTTCTAAAGACCAAGGAATCACAGGGATACTCTAAAGAGCAAATTGAAAGAAAAAAGGAAAGCCTTGAAGGTGTCCTTGTCCCGGTCACTTCAGATTGGAATGTCGAACTACTTAGAGAAGCCGGATTTAAACACATCGAGTGCTATTGGAGACACCTAAACTTTGCCGCTTGGGTAGCGATTAAAGAATGAAACCAGATTATTCGATACCTCTAATGGATGAGGTTCGAGCTAAAAAGGGAACTAACGGATTCACTATGGTTTCTACTTTTTCCGGCTGCGGTGGTTCATGCCTCGGATTCGAGATGGCTGGCTATGACTTGCGTTGGGCAAACGAGTTTATCCCGGAAGCAAGAGAGACATACCGGGCAAATCACGATGGAGTTATCCTTGATGACCGGGACATTCGAGATGTAAAAGGCTCAGAGATACTCGAGGCAATCGGGCTAGAGAAGGGCGAACTTGACCTGCTTGAAGGTTCACCTCCTTGCTCATCTTTTTCTATGGCCGGCTCTAGAGAAAAAGCTTGGGGTAAAGTTAAGTCTTATTCGGATTCTGAGCAAAGGTCTGATGACTTATTCTTTGAATACTCTCGACTCATAAAAGAGATACAACCAAAAACTTTCATAGCCGAGAATGTTTCCGGGCTAGTTAGAGGTACTGCCATTGGTTACTTTAGAGAAATACTCCGTGACCTCCGTTCTAATGGTTATTTAGTCGAGGCAAAACTTCTAGATGCTAGTTGGCTAGGAGTTCCACAAGCTAGAAAAAGAATCATCTTTGTCGGAGTTCGCAACGACTTAGTTGAAAAGTATAAGGTTGCCCCGGCGTTTCCCTCACCCTTTAGTTACCGGTATTCCCTAAGCGAAGCACTTAAAGACACGACACCTTTAGAAAAATACCTTGACCAAGAAACAGGAATGGACATAAGTCTTGACAGATACGCTATTGGCGCAGAGTGGGACAAGACTCAAATCGGCAAATCTTCTGAAAAGTATTTTCAGCTAGTAAGACCTAACCCAGCTAAACCGGTCCCAACTATTACAGCTACTGTTGGAAATGTAGGAGCAGCTTCTGTTGTACACCCGACTGAGAAAAGAAACTTTACCCTCGAGGAGTTAAGACTTTTATCGAGCTTTCCAAAAGACTTTGAACTAACCGGAACATACACGCAAAGGTGCGAGCGAATAGGCAGAAGCGTTCCACCCTTGATGGCTAAGGCAATAGGTGAGGCTATAGCCGAAAAGATACTTTCAAAAATTCTCTAAGGCACTAAGTAACACCTACAACTTTTTAACTTCGCAGATGGGTAAGTAATGGCACAGGTTGGTAGACCCCCGAAACCGATAGAGCTTAAAAGGCTAACTGGTAATCCGGGAAAGAGAGCGTTACCCGAGCAGGGAACTGTAATGCTTATACCTCAAGCCCTATCTACGCCTGAGCCAGCTAGACCTTTGCTCAAGTACGGTAAGGAACTTTGGGACAGAGTTTGGGAATCGGGCATCGCTTGGATAAGTCCCAACAGCGATATTGAAATTCTTTTAATGACTTGTGAGATGGTTGATGAGCGTTGGAACTTGAGAGTAAAAGTTATGACAGATAATAATTCTAAAGACCGGAGAGGCTTGCGAGAGCTAGAAAAATCTATTTACTCAAACCTGTCTCTATTAGGTTTCACACCGACTGATAGAAGCAGACTCGGCGTTGCTGAGGTAAAAAAGATGAGCCGACTAGAAGAATTAATGACCAAGAAAGCAAACCGTGAATAGTTGGCCACCTGCCTATCTCACCCCTGTATCCCCGGAAGCAATAAAGCGTGGTGACGGTGAGTATGCTATCGAGTTCACCGAGGCCTTTGGTTCAATCGGTAAAGACGGTATTGCCGGCCTAGCAGGTGAAGCACTTACCTTGCGAGATTGGCAAAAAGAACTTATTCGCCATGTCTACGCCAGAGATGAAGATGGCGGTCTACAATTCAGAACTGCCCTAATCGGGATGCCAAGAAAAAATGGCAAGTCTGCCCTATCATCCGCAGCGTTTGGTCTCTACTCACTTATAGCTGAGGGTATTCAAGGTGGAGAGGTTTATTCGGTAGCTGCTGAAAAAGAACAGGCTCGAATCGTATTTGGCGAAGCAAAGAGAATGGTTGAAACCTCGGAGCTTTCAGAGCTCTGCACCTTGTATCGAGATGCCATCTTTGTACCCTCGACAAATAGCGTTTACCGAGTCGTGTCTGCTGAGAGCTATAGCAAGGAAGGGTTGAACCCTACTCGAATTATTTTTGATGAGGCTCACGCACATAAAGATAGGACTTTGTTTGATGTGTTCTCGCTCGCTATGGGAAACCGAGGCAAGCTCGGTCAGCTAATCGCTATCACTACAGCCGGGCAAAAGACAGACATGACCGGACAGGACTCTATCGCTTACAGTCTTTACCAATACGGCAAGAGAGTTGCCAGCGGTGAAATAGAAGACCCTAGTTTATTTATGGCTTGGTGGGCAGCCCCAGATGAGGCAGACCATCGTGATGTAGAAGTGTGGAGGAGAGCGAACCCCGGCTTTGATGACCTAGTTTCTAAAGATGATTTTGAATCAGCGGTTAGGCGAACCCCAGAACCGGAGTTTAGAACAAAGCGATTAAATCAATGGGTTAGCTCTATGAACGCTTGGCTACCAAACGGAGCTTGGCAACCACTTATTCAAGAGCGTGAGTTACTACCCGATGATGACATAATTATTGGATTTGACGGCTCATTTAACGGAGACTGTACAAGCCTTGTCGGTTGTACGATTCCGAAAGAGGATGAGAAGCCCTATTTGTTTATGATTAAGACTTGGGAGAAGCAACCCGAAGATACCGATGATTGGCGTGTAAACACTCAAGAGGTTGAGGACATGATTATTCAATTCTGCTCGACCCATAATGTTAAAGAGATAGCCTGTGACCCTTATCGCTGGCAAAGGTCTATGGATGCTATGGCAGAGATGGGTTTACCTGTTATTGAGTTTCCGTCAACTAGCCCAAGCCGGATGGTTTCTGCCTGTGCTAAGTTTTATACCTCGGTTACAGAGCAAACAATGATTCACGATGGTAATCCATTACTTGAGCGACACTTAACCAACGCAGTAGTCAAGACCGACAGAATTGGGCCTAGAATTGTAAAAGACAACCGAGGCTCACCACGAAAGATTGATGCTGCTGTAGCGGCAGTCATAGCCTTCGATAGGGCAACTGTTGGTAGAGTGGAGGATGAGCAACTTGTCCCACAATTCTTTATCTAAGGCGGATATGGCAACGACACTTCAAATCATCGGAGCTTCAGCAATAAGTATTGGCGCAGGTCTTATCTTTATCCCGGCAGGTTTAATTATCGCCGGTATCTTTGCACTTTTATTTGGCTTGGCTGCCGAAAGGAAATAACTAAATGCTCAACAATCTTTTTGAACAGCGAGCAATAAGCTTCCAGACAATTTGGGGTACTGGCGGTGACATCGAGGTTCTAAATCAATCGGGAACGGTAATCAACCCTGAAACAGTCTTCAGAGTAAACGCAATCTTTTCAGCGGTCAGCCTTATCTCTGACACTATCTCTACCCTGCCACTTGACTCATACATCCGCAGAGATGGCGCACGCTTCGCTTTTAGACCAAGACCAGCTTGGGTACAACAGCCAGACATTGATACAAGCAAGGAAGCTTTTTATGGTTCATTGATTGTTTCTATGTTGCTTGATGGTAACGGCTTTGTCCGAGTCTTTAGAGATAGCTCTGGCCGAGTAGTTAACATGACGGTTCTAAATCCAACTAAGGTTGAAATCCGAAAAGACAAAGTTGGTGGAGTTACTTTTATTTATGAAGGTGAGAACAAGCCACTAAACAAGAATGAAATCTTACACATTCCAGATGTCGTTCGACCCGGCGAGACTCGAGGCATCTCAAGAGTTACAGCACTCAAGGATAACTTCGGACTTGCTCTTGCTCTAGAATCTTATGCTGCTCGATTCTTCGGTCAAGGCGCAAGCACTAACGGTATCATCGAGTTTCCCGGCAACCTAACACCGGAGCAAGCCAAGCAACTAGTTGAGGGCTTTGATGCGAGACACAAGGGATTCCGCAAGTCACATAAGACAGGTGTTCTTTCCGGTGGGGCAAAGTTTGTACAGACCACAGTAGCGAACGACCAAGCACAGTTTATTGATTCACGCAGAATGGCTGTCGAAGATGTAGCTAGAGCCTTTAACATTCCTCCGCACCTTCTAGGATTACCCGGCACAAACACCTATTCAAGCGTTGAGCAAAATAACATTGCGTTTGTAACTCACACACTTCGCCCAATAGTTCAAAAGCTAGAATCAGCCTTTACATCACTAATGGTCAACGAGCCCGGTGGCTCAACAGCTTTCATTAAGTTCACGCTTGACGGATTATTGCGAGGCGATGCTAACTCACGATTCTCGGCTTACAGCGTTGGTCTACAGGCCGGATACCTAACCATCAACGACATCCGCAGACTCGAAGACTTGCCACCAGTTGACGGTGGAGAGATTATTCGAGTGCCACTAGCCAGCGTAAACATTGACGCAGCTGAACTTGTAGCTACTGACAAGCGAGTAAACATGGCTCAAAAACTTGTCAACTCAGGATTCGACCCTGCCGAGGTAATGGCTGCTATGGGCTTGCCAGAGATTGCTCACACCGGATTGCCAACTGTCCAGCTACAGGGTATTGCTCAGGTAAACCCAGAGGACCCAACTGCGGCTTATGAGGTTGAGTAATGCCGATTACTACAGGACAGATACTTGCCGGCACAGCGAGAGTTGCGATTGACGGAAGTTCAGTCAGCGACTGGAGATTACACATTCATAATATGGATAATACAACTGCTGTTTATATCGGCAATGAAACTGTTACAACTTCAAATGGATTTAGCCTTTTCAAAGAGGACTCACTAGAGCTTCAATGCTATCCAAATGAGCATGTCTATGTTGTTTCAAGTAAAGGTAATCACCCCATCTCATTCTTGAAGCAGGTATAGAAATGCCCTATTACATTACACAGACAAATCCTGACTGCCCTAACTGGGGAGTTGAGAAGGAAGATGGCGAACTAATCGGTTGCCACGACTCAAAGGAATCTGCTATTGACCAAGCTGTCGCTATCAGTATTGATGAGGATACCGAGTTTGTTGGCGAAAGAGCCGCAGTTGGTTCTCTAGAGGTCGGTGACTTTGTTTCTTGGTCACCACTAGACCCAAGAGTTGCAGCTCAGGTTGAGATGGTTGAGAGTCAGTTTGCTATCGTTCGACTATTTGAATTTGAAGACGGCATCTTTGAGCCAACCGACAAGATGATGGTTATTAATGTATTTCAGTTAGAAAAGATACCAACCCCAAAGATGATTGCTGTCGAGGTTGAGGAGATTGAGGAAGAAATGCCTGAAAGCATTGATGAGACTATTGAAGACAGCCCTGAGGATGAACTAGATAACATAAGGGCTATAAACCAAGAAGCTCCTGCCTACATGAGAGCAGCAGCCCGGAGAGGCCTTGAGTATTACGAGGAAGGCCTTGCTGGTGACGGCGTTACTCCCGGCACGATTCGAGAGGCTAGAGAAATGGCTCAGGGTCGAGTCAGCGATGATAAGTGGATAAGAATTGCCGCTTGGATTGCTAGACATCTAGTTGACCTTGATGCCCCAGATGCAAACCCAGATTCAGATAATTACCCATCAGCAGGTGTAGTGGCTCACTTACTTTGGGGTTCAGGACCAAGCAAGCGAGCAGCGCAACGCACTAAAGACTACGCTGATTCAATAGTTGCTAGAATCAGAGCAGAGGAAACTAACAGCATGGATAACAAAGACAAGTGGCTAAAGGTCGCTAGAGCAATCGCACTAAAGATTGACGGCCCACAGACTAAAGAGCCAGAGGTACGCACTAACAGCGTTGACTTCGAGGTTAGAGCTGAGGGTGACGGTATGACCTTTACCGGCTATGCCTCTGTATTCAATAGCCCATCCGAGGACCTTGGTGGCTTTATCGAGTATGTTGCCCCGGGTGCTTTCAAGCGTTCCCTACAATCTCGCAACGAGGTCAAGCTACTTTGGAATCACGACTCAGGTGAGCCACTAGCTTCCCTTAGAGGTGGCACTATGCAACTTGTCGAGGATAACCGAGGCCTAAAGGTTACTGCTCAGCTTCCGAATACCACCCGAGGTAGAGATGTCGCTGAGTTGCTTCGCACTAATGTAATCAACACCATGTCTTTTGGATTCAATGTCATTAGAGATTCTTGGTCAAGCGATGGTAAGACACGCACCCTAGAGTCAGTTAGATTATTTGAAGTCAGCGTGGTTAGTTTTGCCGCCTATCCAGACACGACTGCTCAGGTTCGCTCTGGCAACCAAACCATTAATCCTGACCAGTTAGCCGATGCCTTGCTAAAGCTAGAGTCAGGCGAAGAATTAGATGAGGCTAATGCCAACCTGATTACCGATGTGGTTAACAAGCTAAAGGCACAGCCAGAGATTGATGAAGTAATTGACAACGGCCTTGACCTACTAGACCTAAAGAAAAAGCAGTTTGACCTACTACTGAAAAGAATCTAAACATGGCAAGCAAAGATGACATTAAGAGAGCTATCCTAAAAGCTGCTGGCAACCCATCAGTTGGCGTAATCGCTGACCTAGCTGATGACCTAGCTAAAGCAGTATGGGAACTAGACAATACAAACTCATACAACCCAGCCAAAGAAGCAAGGGTTGTTGAAAGTAAAGAAACCCGGTAGAGTTTTCTTTAGCCCTAGCTCAACCCCCTTTCTGAGCTAGGGTTTTCTTTTGCCTATAAAATTATGACTAACAGTTGAGTGTAAGCACCGCTGTCTCTGTTGAGTGTCAGCACCGCAGGAAACCCACAATTCAATCTATTTAGGAGATACACATGTCTGACTTTATTAAGTCACAGATGGATGCTCGCAACAACCTCATCGCACAGGCTAGAGAAGTTCTAGACATTGCACAGGCTGAAAAGCGTGGACTATCCGCTGAAGAAAACCAAAAGATTGCTCGCATCGAAGCTGACATTGACTCAGCCGATACAGCTATCAACACAGCTCGCAGCCTAGCAGAGCGTGAAGCTCGCGCTTCTGAGGCAGCAGCTTCATTCGCACCATCAGCACCATCAGCTTCAAACTCTGATGCTGACATTCTTCGCTCAATCGCTTCTGGCGAAATGCGTGGATACGACTTTGCTCGTGAAGCTCGTACTCTAGTACCATCCAGCAATACCGTTGGTCAGTCTTTCTTCGACCAAGTGTTTGAAATCGCTCAGCTAGTCGGTCCTATGCTAACCGTGTCTGAGGTATTCAACACCACCTCTGGTGAGAACCTAGTAATCCCGACAGTAACCGCTACCTCATCCGCAGGTTCAGTAGCAGCTGCTGGAACTATCTCCGAGAGCAACCCAACATTCTCATCCATCACCCTTGGTGCTGAGAAATACGGCGCACTTGTACAGGTAGCTCAGGAACTAGTAACTGATGCCGGATTCAACATCACTAGCTACATCGCACAGCAGCTTGGAACCTCTTTGGGTCTACAGGCTAACTCTGTTCTAACCACAAAGCTATCTGCTGCCGCAGGCTCAGTAGTAACTGGTGGAACTGGTGTTGCTGGTGCTGCTTCATACGAAAACCTAATTGACTTGGTTTACGGAATCGCCGATGGCGCTCGCGTACTTCCAGGCCTAGGCTTCCAGATGAGCAAGTCAGGTATCGCAGCAGCTCGCAAGCTAAAGGATGGCGCAGGAAACTATATCTGGACCAACTCAGCAGTACCAGGACAGCCAGCAACCTTGCTTGGCTACCCAGTATTTGAGAACCCAAATGTTGCCGCAGTTGGCACCGGAACAAAGAGCGTGCTCTTTGGACACTTGCCTTCCTTCAAGGTTCGTGTTGCTGGTGGAATCCGTGTTGACCAGAGCGCAGACTTTGCGTTCAACACAGACACCGTCACTTACAGAGGTCTAATCAGACTTGATGGTGGACTAACACACGCTACCCACATTGGGTACTTCAAGGGTGGAGCAAGCTAAACCCTAGCTCTCCAGTAAAAAGCTGGCAGGGGTCGCAGAGCGTAGGACTGCGGCCCCTGCCTTTTTTTGCTATTGTTTATGTATGCCTACAAATAAAGAGAAACTGACTGGAGCTGTAAGCCTTTGGTCTAACAGCTACAACGCACCAACCGGATACGGACAACAAGCGACTATGTTGCTTGACCGACTCAAACGCTCTGGCCTTGATGTCGCAATGCTTTCTAACTATGGGCTTGAGGGAATCCCCGGGACAATCTCAACCCCTTATGGAAAAGTTCCACACTACCCAAGAGGCCTTGACCTTTACTCAAATGATTCGGGTCCGGTTGACCACAAGACCTTTATCTCACAGCACGACAAACCAAATCTTTTTATAAGTCTTTACGATGTCTGGGTTATGAAGTCAAAGCTTTACGATGATTTTCCAATCGCAGCTTGGACACCGCTTGACCATGTAACCTTACCGCCGGGAGTTGAAAAGTTTTTACGCAAAGAGAATGTCACCCCAATAGCGATGTCACCACACGGAGTAAGACAGCTAACCGAAAAGGGTATTGCTTGTGAGTACGCACCTCACGCAATAGATACCAAGGTTTACAAGCCAACAAGCAAAATAGGTAAACACGAGATAAACGCTTATATGGGACTAGAGCCAGACCAGTTCCTAGTCGGAGTTGTTGCGGCTAACAAGGCATCAGGCCTAGTACACCGGAAAGCTTTCGGCGAACTTATCCTTGCCTTTAGTATCTTTGCTAAGAAACACTCTGATGCTGTTTTGTATCTACACACAGATGGTATGGGTCAAGCCGGTGGTTGGAACTTACTAAACATCCTGAACTCGGTTGGTATACCTAAAGAGCAGGTCATCTTTCCTAACCCTAATGATTACAGGTTCGGACTAGCTCAAGCTGACCTTGCTGCTCTTTATAGTCGAATGGATGTCTTGCTTGCGCCTAGCTTTGGTGAAGGCTTTGGCGTTCCTAGCGTTGAGGCTCAGGCTTGTGGCACTAGGGTAATCGGTTCTAACTGGGCAGCTACCCCGGACCTAGTAAGCCCTGACTCTTGGCTAACCGATGGACAGCTAAGTTGGGATGCTGGACAAGATGCTTGGTGGATGACCCCCAATGTATCTAGCTTAGTAAATGCGCTTGAAGAGTCTTACAAAGCGGAGCGTGGACCATCACAGGTAGCCATAGACTTTGCGAGTCAGTTCGATGTTGAAAAGGTATGGGAGAATAACTGGATGCCAATTCTAAGAAAGTTACTTAAATGATTCCGGTCTTAGCTTTCCCAACTTACGCTAGGCACGACCTAGCCCAAAGAATGATTGACTCTATTGACTACCCAGTTGAGCATCTTGTAATTGTTGACAATTCTGGCAAGCGGGAGTTTAAGCCTATAAAGCCAGACACAGTAAAGAATCTTTGGCTTATACAAGTTCCTTTTGGTTTAGGGCCAACAGCAGCGATGAACTTTGTTATTAAATCAACCCCTCACTCTAAGTATTGGGTCTTTGCCAGCGAAGATACTTATTGTGCCCCCGGTGCTTTAGAAAAGATACACAACGAGGTAGATACTGAGGCTTTAAACTTTACGGACGCTGTTCCCGATTGGGCCTTTATTGCTATCGGTGAGGGTGTAGTTCTAAAGGCTGGATTATGTAGTGAGTTGTTTCATCCACTTTACTTTGATGACAATGACTATGAAAGAATTATTGATGCACATGGAATACCTAAAAAGCGTATCCACGCCACAATTCACCATAACAACAGCTCCACTATTGCCGCTGGCTATGGTCCTAAAAATGCTCACACCTTTTCAATCAACCAAAGACTTTACGAGCAAAGGCGAGCTGAAAATAACCTTAGAAGTGGCGAGTGGTCACTAAAGATACGCCGAGAGAATAGCTGGGACTAGTTTTTTAGTATCTTTTTATTTAGATAGAATAGAGAACATTATGGCAATTACTCAAGGCTATGCCTCACTAACTCAAGTCAAGGCAGCACTTAGAATCACAGACACCGTAGATGACACTTTGCTCGAGATGGCTATAGAGTCAGGCTCAAGAGCTATTGACGGATATACTAACCGCAGCTTCTCATCACTTGGCACAGCAACTAGAATCTTTACTCCTAACGATTATCTAATCACAGAGATTGATGACCTAATTAGCCTGACCGAACTAAAAACTAAATCAGATGATGACGGAAGCTTTGACCAAACTTGGACCGCTAATGATTACCAGCTTGAACCTCTAAACGGCAGAGTTGACGGATTACCGACTTCATACACTCACATACGAGCTGTTGGTGATTACTTATTTACTCAATGGGAGGGTGAAGCAACTGTACAAGTTACCGGCACTTGGGGATGGTCGGCAGTTCCAATCGCTATAACCCAAGCTTGTGTTATTCAGTCGAGCCGAATTTACAAGCGACTAGATAGCCCACTCGGTGTGGCAGGTATCTCCGACATCGGAATTATGCGAGTAAGTAACCAGCTTGACCCGGATGTCGCTCAGCTAGTTAGTCCCTACCGCAGAATTAGGTTCGCATAGTGGCACTCATTAGCGAGCTTAGAACAGCTCTAGCTACCAACCTTGGAACTATTTCGGGATTACGCACGAGCGCAGAAATGCCTGATAACCCGAACCCACCGATTGCCTTGGTTAGACCTACAACTGTGGACTATAACCAAGCCTTCAATAAAGGTCTTACGCTTTACCGATTTTCCGTTGTGGTCGTTGTCGGCAGGGCAGCGGAAAAGTATGCGCAAAGGTCGCTTGATGCCTTCTGCTCTAGCACAGGAACCTCAAGTATCAAGAACGCAGTAGAATCAGATAAGACACTTGGTGGCAAAGCCTATGACTGCCGAGTGACTGAAATGACAAATTACACACCCATCCAAATGAATGATGGCACTTACTTAGCGGCAGAGTTTGCTGTTGATGTATTTGCCGATTAGGAGAAACATAAATTGGCAAAATTCGTAGCAACTGACTATAAAGTCACCATCAACGGAACTAACCTAAGCACCTCGCTTGCTTCGGTTGAGCTTCCAATAGAAATTGATGAGCAGGAGACAACAGCCTTCGGGTCTGAGTGGCGTACTAGGATTGCGGGCCTAAAATCTGGCTCAATCACCCTAGAGTTCCATCAGGACTTCGCAGCTGGCGCACTTGACTCAATTCTTTGGCCACTACTCGGAACTAACGCAACTGTTACTGTTGTCCCAACTTCAGGAACTGTAAACTCAAGCAACCCTAGCTACTCGGGTTCATTTTTGGTTACACAATATACTCCCTACGCTTCCACGGTGGGAGACCTCGCAACTGTGAGTCTGTCGTGGCCGCTAAGTGGAGCACTAACCCGAGCAACAGCGTAGAACCATGCAAATCCCTTTCAAAGTTGAGTTTGTAGATGGTTCTAAAGAATCAGTTATTTGCGCTACACCGGACTTCATCGCCTTCGAGGATAAGTTCAACCTAGCTGTAACAACGATTCAAAAAGACCCACGCCTTACTTACCTTGCTTACATTGTTTGGAACGCCCTACGCCGGAGAAAGCAAACTGACAAGAGCTTTGAGGAATTTGTCGACACTCTTGAGAACATCGAGGGTGACGACACAAACCCAAAAGTAAAGGAATAAAGGGGCTGGGCGATAAAAGTGCCCACCTTTTTATTGCAGCCTTAGCTTGTGAAACCGGGATTGCGCCATCGGTGCTAATGAATGAATCCGAACGGATGCTGTTTACCATGCAGATGTATCTGAAGGGTAAATCAGAAGCCATGAACAAGCGTAGGTAAAAAATGAAGATGCAACACTCAGTTGAGGTGTACGGCGTGAGGGAAACCCTTGCCGAAATCCGCAAGGTTGACCAAGACTTATTTTTTGCTATTCGTGGGCACATGAAGCGCACCGGTGACATTCTAGGTAATCGAGTAATTATGAGCTCACCTATGACCGCACCAATTTCAGGGTTTAGAAACCACCGAGGCAGGACAGCTTGGAAGCCCGGCAGTTTTAAGACTGAGGTTTCAGGTCGTAATGCTCGCAGAGGAGCAACCGGGTCAACCCCTTTGCTATCTGTTAAGTTTGGTGGTGCTGCTTTTAACATCGCCGATATGGCAGGCAAAAAGAACCAAGTAAGAAAGCCAGTAACAGAAATCTATGACTGGCGTGGGACTCGAAGACAGCACACAGTTACTACTCAAGGCAAGTCGATGGTTAGCGCACTAGGTCGTAGACCATCCCGGTATATTTGGTCAGAGGCTGAAGGTCAGTTGCCAATGATTCAGCAAAGCGTTCTCTCTGGAGTTCAGGAATACATGGATACCGTAAACCGCAACATCGTGCAGGTGACTAAATAATGTCAATCAATATTAATATCCTTAGCAATTTTAATGGCACAGGATTTGACAAGCTAACTAGAGAGCTTGACCGGCTAAATACACCGATGGAAAAAATTGGTGCTGTTTCTCGTACGCTTGCGCCTGCCGCCATAATCGGACTAACAGCCCTGTCAGGTATGGCTGTCGGAGCTGTAAGGGCAGCTGAGGAAGCTCAGATTGCCAACAACAGACTTGATAGCGTTGCCGATTCAATGGGCTTATTTGGTACTAACACTAAGACTGTTACTGACCGACTAAAAGCTTTTGCCGATGAAACAAGTAAAAAGATTGCTGTTGACGATGAGCTAATTCTTTCAACTCAAGCACAGTTGATGAGCTTTAAGGATTTAGCAATTACTGCCGGAACAACCGGAGGAGCTTTTGACAGGGCAACAGTAGCAGCCTTTGACATGGCAGCAGTATTTGGTGGAACTGGCGAGGACAACGCTATCAAACTTGGTAAGGCGTTAGGTAATCCAGTAGAGGGTGTAACTGCCCTAACCCGAGTTGGTATTTTGTTCACAGAAGAACAGAAAAAGATGATTGAAACTCTAGTTGCTTCTGGCGATGTGCTTGGGGCGCAAGAGCTTATTCTAAAAGAAGTTGAAACACAGAGTGGTGGTGCCGCTGAGGCTACAGCTACCGACTCAGCAAAGATGTCTATTGCCTTTGGTGAAATGGCTGAGGCAATCGGTACTGGTTTGCTTCCGATACTTGAATTTGTCACACCTTTGATTATTGATTTCTTTGATTATATTGCGGCTAACTCCGGAGTAATAACAGTTCTTGCTGGTATCTTCGGTGCTCTTGCTGTAGCAATTTTGCTCGTAAACTTTGCCCTTAACGCTAACCCGATTGTAAAGGTTATAACCCTTATTGCTTTCTTAGTTGCCGGAGTGGTTTTGCTGATTGACTGGCTCGTTGGTTTATACGGTGGCTGGGATAAGTTATTTGAAGACCTTGGTAAATGGATTAAGGGATTCTCTATTGCTTTTGAGAAAGCCTTGTTTGAAATAGGTCAATTCTTTGGTGAGCTTTTCGGAGCTATCGGTGCAATTGCCAAGGGAGCACTTAACGGAATACTTGGATTTGTCGAGGGATATATAAACTTTATTATTTCCGGCATCAATGGTCTTATAGACCTAATCAACACGGTCCTAGGTGCTGGCAAGGCTATCGGAATTAACTTACAAATAGGCAAGATACCAACAGTCACTATCCCAAGACTTGCTGAGGGTGGAATTGTAATGCCTAGACCCGGCGGAGTCCTTGCCAACATCGCTGAGGGTGGTCAGGCTGAAGCTGTTATTCCTCTTAATAGACTCGGTGACTTTACCGGCAAAGCAGGAAACACTTATAACATAACTGTCAATGGTGGAGTTGGCTCAGGCGCAACCATCGGCAAGTCAATCGTTGACGCAATTAAAGCCTATGAGCGAAGCTCTGGGGCTGTCTGGCAAGGTGCCTAATGGCAGCACCAGCAGTAAAGGTTGAGCTTGGTCTAAACCTTGGGGCAAGAGACCCAAACAGTTTTCTACTAAATGACTCAGTCCGAGGTGTTCTAGATAACACCGAATACACCTTGAGTGGTGACAGATTCTTTGACATTACCGATAGGTTAATGTCTGCCTCAACAACAAGGGGTAAGTCTCAAGCACTAGACCGCATTGATGCTGGAACTATTGATTTTGTTGTCGATAACTCCGACAGAGTATTCGACCCACTTTATTCTGCTGGTCCATATTTTGGTCAGCTAATACCGGGCCGAGAAGTTAGAGTTAGCTGTAATGGCTATCCGGTTATCTATGGCTTTATTGATGACCTTGACATTGCCTACCAGCCAAACAACCGGTCCATTGTAAGCATACAAAGCACAGATGCTCTAAAAACAATTACAACAAACAACCTGCCGGCAACTAGCGTTTCATCAGAACTATCGGGTTCTAGAGTCACTCGCATCCTTGACCTGCCAGAGGTCGCTTGGCCTAGTGATAAGAGAAGTATTGACATCGGTGATACAACACTCAGTAATGTCGCTATAACCGAGGGAACTCAAGCTGTTAGCTACCTTCAGCTAATTGGTACTAGCGAAGCAGGTGAGGTATTTATTTCTAAGGATGGCAAGTTTGTATTTAAGGAAAGAAACGCTGCCCCCGGAGCTGTCGATATTATCTTTACCGATGAAAGCTCTGTGCCGGGATTCACGGTGATACCGTTTGCTGACCTAAGCGTTGTTTATGGTTCCGAGCAACTATATAACCGTATTGTCCTAAGTAATAATAAAGTTGTACCCGATGAAGCTATTGCTGAGGACTTAGCCTCACAAGAGGTTTACGGAGCGAGGTCTTACAGCGTTACAGGGCTGCTAACTGACTCAGCGACTGACCTGCAATCACTAGCTAACTTTTTACTATCTAGATTCAAACAACCTCAGTATCGCTTTGATAGCTTATCTGTAGTGCTTGATGTGCTTACAGAGTCACAGCAAAATGAAGTATTAGACCTAGAAATTGGCGACATTGTTCAGGTCAGGTTTACACCCTCAGGTTTGCCACCTGCCATTGACCAGTATGTCCGGGTAATTGGAATTAATCATGATTGGTCTAACAATGAGAAGCGCATAAACTTATCCCTTGAAAGACTAGACTTTGGTTTGTTTGTCCTTGATGACCCTGTATTTGGTGTCCTTGATGATGACCGACTAACTTACTAACTGCTAAACTCTAAACAACACAACTAAGGAAAACAATGCCAAGAAAAGTATTTACTGCCGGTGAGGTCCTAGCGGCTGCCGATGTCAACCTTTATCTATCTAATGAAGTAGTCTTTGCGAGCTCAACTGCATCCGGAACTGTTGCCGTAACAGACCGTTACGAAACCTTACTTGTAAACTCAGCCGGTTCAGTCACTATTACCTTTGGAACGGCTACGGCTTTTCAAGCTGGCGAGCGCATGGACATCATTCGAGATGGTGCTGGAACAGTCACAATTACTCGTGACGGCACAGCAGTAACTTTAGCTGGTAGAGGCACAGCAGCAGCGTCTTATCAGATTGCTCAGCAGTACGATGCTGTATCTGTTGTCTGTGTCGGTACAAACTCCTACCGAGTTATCGGTAACGCTACGGCGGTCTAACTATGTTGATTCCTTTTGGGATTCTTTCAGCAGCAGGGTCAGCTTTTCAAACTCTAGTAGTTAACTTTTTAGTTCTAGCTGGTGGTGGTGCTGGTTCTGAAGGTGGTGGTGGAGCCGGTGGTTACAGATTATCTGTTACTGGCGAGTCATCTGGTGCTAATTCTGCAGCCGAAACTCCCCTGTCGCTAAATTCTTCTACAAACTATGTTGTCACTGTTGGAGCAGGTGGAGCCCTTGGTGGAACGCAAGGTGCATCTGGTTCAAATTCTCAAGTTGCTACTATTACATCTTTGGGTGGTGGTGGTGGTGGAGCTGGTAACAACACCACATTTGGTGCAGGATTAACTGGTGGCTCTGGTGGTGGTGGTGGTAACAATACTGGTGGTGGTGGTGCCTCTGGTGGTTCTGGAACTGCGTTACAAGGTTTAGGTGGTGGTAGTGGAGCTTATGTTGTTGGCGTTAGTCAATCTGGTGGAGGTGGTGGTGGTGCTGGTGGTGCTGGTGGCAACAGTTCTGGTAACACTCCTGGTGCTGCTGGAACAGGTTTAGCCTCATCTATAACTGGCTCTAGCGTTACACGAGCAGTTGGTGGTGCTGGTGCTGGTGACACAGGAACTCTTAGAACTGACCCAGCTGCTAATACAGGCTCTGGTGGTTTTGGAAGATATTTCCGTTCCCCAACTTCATACAACCCGGCAGCAGGTGCTTCTGGTCTTGTAGTTTTACGCTACCCAAATACCTTTTCTATTACTCTTGGAGCTGGCTTAACTGGTACAAAATCTCTAGTTGGGTCTGACGAAATAGCTACAATCACCGCTGGAACTGGAAATGTGAGTTGGTTAGCAGCACAGCGAATGATTGCGGAATACTTGGTTATCGCTGGCGGTGGTGGTGGTGGTGATTCCGCTTCTGGTGGTGGTGGTGCAGGTGGATACCTAACAGCATCTAATGTCACCTTAACTTTGACTGAATCTTATACTGTCACTGTTGGAGCTGGTGGTGCTGGTGGTTCTGGGAACAGCTCCAATGGTACTTCTGGGTCTAACAGCGTTTTTTCATCCATAACTGCTACTGGTGGTGGAGGTGGCGGTGGAGCCGGTCTAAACGCCCTAAATGGCGGCTCTGGCGGTGGTGCTCCTTATGATGGAGCTTCTGGTTCAGCATCTCCATCTGGTCAAGGTAGTAATGGTGGAGCTGGAAACTTTGTTGCTACTAATGAAGGTTTTGCTGGTGGTGGCGGTGGTGGTGCTGGTGGTGCTGGAATTTCTGGAGCCTCTGGGTCTACTGGAGGAGCAGGTTTAGCTTCTAGCATTACTGGAACATCTGTTACTAGAGCTGGTGGAGGTGGCGGTGCGAGAGGTTCTTCATTAGCGGTTGCTTCTGGTGGTACTGGTGGAGGTGGTCAAGGAGCTAAACGAAACACTTCTGGTCCAACTGCTGGTAGTACAAATACTGGTTCTGGTGGTGGTGGTGGTGACAGTTTCTCTGGCAGAGGTCCTGCTGGTGCTGGTGGTTCTGGAGTTGTAATTTTCAAATACCCTGCTGCTAATACAATTACAATAGGAGCTGGGTTAACTGCTTCTACAACAACTGTTGGAAGTGATAAAGTGACCACGATTACCGCTGGAACTGGAAATGTGAGTTGGACATAATGGCGCATTACGCTTTTTTAGATAGTGACAACATTGTCACAGAGGTCATTACTGGTATTGATGAAAGCCAGCTGATTGAGGGCCTTGACCCTGAAACTTGGTACGGCAACTTTAGAGGCCAGACCTGTAAAAGAACAAGCTACAACAACAACATTAGAAAAAACTACGCCGGCATTGGTTTTACCTACGATGCTGAGCGCGATGCCTTTATCTCTCCTAAGCCTTTTGACTCTTGGACACTTAATGAGCAAACTTGCCAATGGGAAGCACCTGTGCCTTACCCAACTGACGGCTTTACATACACTTGGAATGAAGAAGAACTAAATTGGGAGCTTCGGGACTTTTCTGAAGAAGCAGAGTAATGGCTGAGGAAACGACCTCAGTTCGCATTACACAAGCTGACATTTACAAAAAGCAACTTGAGCATGGCGAGATTCTTGTCAAGGTTTTACAGAAACTTGACCATCTTGATGATGTGCCAGACCGAATTAGAGAGGTTGAACTTACCCTTGCTAGACTTGCTTGGATTGAGCGTATTGCTTACACAGGCCTAACATCATCAGCAATCGCCATAATCGGATTAATAATCACAACAGTAGGAAAGTAATGACAACTTGGATTAGACCGGTAGATGGTGGAAGTATTTCTGACAGCTTTAATGGACATAAAAACAGAGCAAAGCCTTCAGTAAACCCCGGGACAGACTACGCAGTAGCGACAGGTACACCTATTAAGGCACTAGCAGACGGAATAATTACCGGCATAGTTCCAACCTTTGCTGGTGCTGGTGGTCGCATGATTTTCCAAAGCTTTCCCTCGGGTCACAACGCAGACTATCTACACCTATCACGCATTGATGTCGTTGCTGGCCAGCAAGTAAAGCAAGGGCAAGTCATCGGGCTTGTCGGTGGCTCAGGTCTAGGTAAAGAAAATGGCTATGGCGCACACCTTCACCTATCCTTCCGAGTCGGAGGCAAGCCAACTATGGGAACTGGCAACATTGATTATGAAGCTTTCAGGGGAGCACCTACAGGTGTTACACCTCCGAAGCCTGCTCAAGCCGGGTCAAGAGCTTACCGAGGCAAAGAGCTAAAGCGTGGAGAGCCAGCAAGTCCGGATGTTACATACCTACAAAACAAACTAGGCGTAAATCCAACTGGTCCCTTCGGCCCACTAACTCACAAAGCTGTAGTTGCCTTCCAAAAGAAGCACGGCCTACTAGCAGACGGCATTGTTGGTCCCCTAACTTGGTCGAAACTAGGCTAAACAGCCCTATAAGGCTCATAGAGGGGTTTACACCCTAAACAGGGGAATGACTACCCGGACAGCATTTCAAGGCTTGTACAAGCCTTCTAGGGTGTCAATTTTTATATCAACCAGCGTAATTGCTAGGCAGTAAACTTTAAATATCCTACGCTCAAACTTTGACGGAAGGCACAACCTATGTGGTTAGATATCGCTCGCAGAACCCTAGCGGTCATAATTCTAAAAGTAACCGGCATCTTTGTCGGTGGAGCTGTTATCGGCCTTGAGGTTATTCAGGCTGTTGCGATGGCTGCCTTTGCCGGAATTATTGATGTAGCTCAAGAGCTATCGAGGGCATACCTAGCAGATGGAAAGATTGACCCGGATGAGCTCAACAAGAGCTTCGGGAAGATTGCGGATAAAACCCCTAACTCAAAAGGCTAGTCTTTATATTTTTGCCTTTCAAAGTAAGTAGTGCCTCCCCAGATACCCTGCATATTAGCGGCTCTAGCGTAATCTTCGCACAACCTTCTGATAGGGCAATCTGCGCAAACAGCCTTGGCTATCTTTACTGTTGCTCGATACTCGGCTGAGCCGGTATCCCCTTCGGGAAAGAAAACATCCGGGAGCTGGGAGCACTCGACCCCATCATTTTCCCTTATAGCTTCCTGTAATTCGATATATTTCCGTTCAATCTGGCGTAATGTCATAGGTACACCCTAGAGTGAAACCATCGGAAATAGCAAAACCACGCCGACAAAAGTGAGCGTGGTTCTGCGACAAGGAAAAGAGAGGGAAACCTTGCCAGTAAATAAACTACCAGCAGAAATAAATCAGTTGCTCGATGCGGTCCTACTAGGGGACTTTGCTAACGGCAGTCAAGAGTGGCACGATTTGCGGAATGAGCCGGGCGCAGTCGGTGGTTCGGACATCGCAGCGATTACCGGACTAAGCACTTGGGAATCCGCAATAACCAAGTGGGCTAAAAAAACCGGGCAGATACCCGATGAAGTCCCACTAAATATGAGCATGAAGCTAGGGACAATTCTCGAGTCACCAATCCTGAATCTTTTTGCTAACGAGCATCCTGAGTTAGAAATCTTTGAAACAGGAACTTGGGCAAACAAAGAAAACCCTTGGGCTAGGTCTAACCCGGATGGGCTTTATAAAGATGCTGACGGCAACTGGGGAATTATCGAGGTGAAGTTTTCGAGAGATTACTGGAGTGGAGTCCCACAAGCTTACAGAGCGCAGGTGCTTTGGTACATGAGAATTTTTGGTATCAAGCAAGCTAAGTTGGTTGCGCTCGCCGGTTCGAGTTATATGGAGTTCGATATCGAGTGGGATGAGTTCGAGGCCCAGACACTTTGGGATTCCGCTATAAGGTTCAGAGAAGCTTGTCTTGAAATGAAAATGCCTTACTGGGATGGAAGCAACTCGACCCTAGAAACAATTAGGGCCTTATCTCCGGGCATCTCGGATACCGAAGTTGACCTTGATGACCTCGGGATGCACTACATAAATTCGGTTACGGAGTTCGAGAAGGCTAACGCTAAAATGACGGACCTAAAAGCTAGAGTTATAAAAGCAATGAATGGAGCAAAGCGAGGTTTGATTTACGGCGAGCACATGCTTAGCCTTAGGTCAAGAGCTGGTGGCGCACCGTACCTACACAACGAGAAAGGGAAATAAAAATGGCACAATTTAATCTCAACGATTATGAAACAGTAGAGCAACGCATAAAAAGGCTATACAAAGATTGGCCCGATGCGAGAATAATCACCGATAACATTACGACAGTTCAAGACCGACAGGTTGGAACTTGGGTGACTAAGAGTTACATCTACCTAACTGCGGCAGACCAAGAGCTTTGTCTACCGAAGGCAACCGGTCTAGCGTTCGAGGTTGACTCAGCTAAAGGTCCACAAGCAACATCGGCACTCGAGGTATGTGAGACAAGTAGCATCGGCAGAGCCTTAGCAAATGCTAATTACTCCGGGAACAAAAGAGCAAGCAGGGAAGAAATGGAAAAGGTTGCGAGGGATAACAGACCAAAAGCTACAGCGCAAGATTGGCTTGGGATGACCGAGGCATTAGGGAATGACATCGAGGGTTTACGATTGTTATACAGCCAAGCAAAAACTGCTGGCGCAACCGATGACACTCTTGACAAAATAAAGGCAATAGCTAATGGACTCACAAGCAAAGAGGATTCTTCTAGCCTCAATTCTTGAAACGCAAGAATGTCTAAAGGAACAGTTTGAGTTAGGCAACCTCGATTCAGTAAGTGTTATTTGGAAAGTACAAAGAGAAAGAGCAGAGAGGCTAAAGCATGGAGATTATTACACCGAGCCACATAGTGGAGGAGTTACAAAGGATAACAAAGGAGATGGACAAGGGAGCTAGTGCGCTCTATGACTCTGAATGTAAATTAGCCGATGCTGATTCGGCCTATGACAGAGCTGTCTCCCTAGCCTTCCTAAACAACTCTGGGACAGTAGCAGACCGGCAAGCTGTGGCTAAATTACAAGCGATTGAGGAAAAGCTAAAGGCTGACCTTGCCCGGGCTGAATACAACAGGATAAAGACCAAGATGAAAACCCTGTCAGACCAAGCAACCATGATGGCTGTAATGAGTAAGAATGTCGAACTCCAATGGCGACACGCCTAGCTGGTAGCCTTATCGGGTGATAGCCGAATCCTGCTCTTGTGGTGCCAAAATTAGGACTGATGATGCTCAGGCAATCAAGCTTGTCCGAGAGTGGAGGCGTAAGCACACTTGTCTAACCGACAATACCGACAACACCGACATAATCGAAGCGGTTAATGGCGGAATGGCAGACACTACAATCGCAATAGGGTTTCAACCCGGAGAAATACCGGCAAAAGAATACGACCCTTGGGATGACTAAAAAAGAGTTTGATAAATACCTACAGCGTGACTTAGGTTGCTGGCATTGCGGCTCACAAGGCGATGACCTAATTCCTCACCACCGACTGAATCGAGGTATGGGAAGTAAGAATCAAGTTGCTAATCAACCGAGCAACATAATCGCCTTATGCTCCGAGGCGAACGGATTACTAGAGTCAAATGCCGATTTTGCCGAGCTAGGCCGAAAGCTAGGGTGGAAGCTAGGTAGCTATGAGAGCCCGACTGAGGTGCCTATCTTCGGGCATGGGGGCTGGTGGCTGCTAAATAATGATTTTACGAAAGACCTGCTTGAATCCGGGCCGGGGATGAATTAGGTGCTAGGGTAAAAAAATAACTAAATAAAAAGCCCCCTAGATTTTCAAGGTCTAGGAGGCGAACACCAACAATCAGACTGTTGGCATCAAGACAATCTTAGTGCCGACTTTAAAAAAAGGAAGGCACATTATGGATAACTGGGACAATAAAACTCTCGCAGAGATTCTGCCGCACTACGCAGATAACATATTTATGGCTGAGATGGATTACAAGGCTATGGGCCTTGATGCCGGACAATGGGCGATGCTAGTCAAGGAAGCGTTCGAGTCTAGAGTGGTCAACGCAACTGTATTAATGGTAATGCTCGATAGAGCAAGCGTGGCATGAAGGTTCAACCGGGTATTTTTAGAGGCAAGCTAGAGTTTGAAAACCAATTCACGCAGATACATAATGCGTGGGTTCGAGATTCTAAGTTGAGCTACAAAGCTAAAGGCTTACTGACCTATTTGCTTAGTCATGAAATTGGCTACACAATTACAATCGGTCAAATAATCCGAGAGAGTAACGATGGCAAACAAGCGGTTCGCTCGGCACTTGGGGAGCTAATCGAAGCTGGCTACCTAGAAACAAAGAGAACTACTGACCAAAGGGGATACAACGCCGGGCTTGCCTACTTCATAAAAGACCCCGGAAACCCAAAGTCCGAAAATCCAACTTTGGAAAATCCAACTTTGGATAATCGGACTGCTATAGAAAACAACTTAATTAAGAATAAAAAGAAAGAAGATAAAGAAACAACGAATAAGTTTGAAACCTTTTGGAATCTTTACCCCCGGAAGATTGGCAAGGCCGATGCCCTAAAGGCTTGGGCTAAAGTAACTAAGACCGAAGACCCGGATGAGCTAATAAAATTAACTAAGGCCTACGCCGAGGGAAGGCTACCGGAAGCAACTTATATTCCTTACCCGGCCTCTTGGCTTAACAAGGGACTTTATGAAAGTATTGAGATAGCAGAGGCCCAACCTTTGCCTAAGTTATTTGTGGGGAGGATTAAATGACACAGTTCGAGCAATCAGTAATCGGTTCGATTCTTTTAACAAACGGAAAAGCACTTGAAGAATTAACCCTGACCCCATCAGATTTTGATGACCTACAGAATGAACGCATTTACAAAACCCTCTTAGAAATGAAATCGGCCCGGCAACCGATTGATGTGATTACAGTAGGTGCGGCACTACCGAAGCTTGCTAACTATCTTCACGACATAATTACAGCGACCCCAACTGCCGCATCGGTTAAGTTCTACGCCGGCAAAGTAATCGAGGAAGCGACCCGGCGCAGGTTAGCTATCGCCGGAACAATGATTCATAGCAAGGCCCAGCACGAGGATTTAGCAACAGTCTTCGATACGGCGAAAAAAGAAATTGATAACCTGATAGACCGCAATCTTGCTATCAAACCAAGTTATGTTTCAGATGAACTCTTGCCTTACATGGATGAGATAGATAAACCAAAAGACTATCCACAGAGTCCTTGGCCATTACTTAATGAAACGATTAGCGGATTTAGACCGGGTGCGCTTTACATAATCGGAGCTAGGCCCGGAGTCGGAAAAACTATTGTTGGCCTACAGATTGCGTGGGAGCTATCGAAGCAAGGCCCTGTATCTTTCCATAGCCTTGAGATGGGTAAGAGCGAACTTTATAACCGAATTATTGCGAGCGAGGCCGAAGTCCCATTGAGTGCTATCGAAAAGGGAAAGCTTCAGGAGTGGATGTGGGAAAGGATTCTAAAGGCCCGGACAGAAATTCAATCTCACAAATTAGCTATTCACGATAAGTCCGGTCAAAACCTTTTACAGATACGAGCATCTGCGAATAGCGTGAAGGGTAATGGAAGCCTGAAGGCTATAGTTGTTGATTACCTTGGTTTAATTCAAGATACCGAAAAGGGCCGGAAGCGTTACGAAATGATTACCGACATAAGCATTGGCCTTAAGAATCTAGCTAGAGATTTAAATGTCCCGGTTATTGCGTTAGCTCAATTAAACCGAGGTCCGGAGCAACGAAAAGATTCAGAACCGGACATGGCTGACCTAAGAGATTCAGGTGGTATCGAACAAGATGCCGATGTAGTTATCCTGCTACACCGTAAGCAAGTTGATGAGGATGAATTTGATTGGCAAAAGAGCCAGATGATTATCAAGGTCGCTAAGAATCGGCACGGGGGACTCGGAGAAGTTGCGCTTAGGTTCGAGGGCCACCTTGCGAGAGTAGTTGGCTAAGATTATGGGATGGATGACAATGTGGCCTTATGCTGCCGATGCGGAGCGACTTGGAAAGTCAACACGCAGAAGCGGAAGCGAAAAGACCTCAAGTGCCAATCCTGCCGGATGCACAGAGCCTTGGTTATCAAGTATGGGTCCGAGAAGTGTATCCCTTGGCAGGGAGATTTCGACAAGGCTACCCTTACAATTCCAATCTTTGACGGCAAGCCGGTTCTCCCCGGCGTTAGGTCTTGTGGGCATACCGACTGCACGAATCCCAATCATGTCGTTGGTAACCACTAGAGTAAAAAAACAAAACCGAAAGGAAAAAAAGAGATGGCAATCATCAAAGTAAAGGGCAGTATCAGTCGAGTCTTCTATGAAGGCAAAGGCATCGAGGTAGTCGAGGCTTACGAAACTAAGACCGGAGACACGATTCAAAAGCGTTACACAGTTTGGCTAAAGCAGCCAACCACCCTAGAAGCTGGGGACACAGTTCAGGTTGAAGGTCTCTACTCATCAGAGATTGATAACTGGACTAACAAGGAAGGCGAAGCAAAGCAGTCAATCAAGGTAAGCATTAACAACCCCTTGGTTGTACCAGCAGAGCCTCTACAAGTAATCAAGGGAATCTTTGAGCCGACTCACTCGGAGCCAAGTCCCTTTTGAAAAATCTCCGTTGGCTAGTCCCTGCCATTACCGCCGGCATACTGTTGAACCTATCGCTTCAAGATAAAAGCGTTCTTGATGGTGTGGGGCTAGTCTTCGGTATTCTCTACCTCTGGGCTGCCATACTTGGAGCATGGAATCTTTATGGCAGAGGTAAGCTTTAGTGTTACTGGCACCCCGGTAAGCCAAGGCTCACACGCCATAATGCGTGGCCGAATAGTTCAAGTCAATAGCTCTAAGCACAAGGCTTGGCGCAAAGCTATAGCTGAGGAAGCGTTAGCAACATTACCTAGCGACTGGCAACCGATAGATGAGCCCTGCGAACTTATAGTCAACTTCTATTTACCTAAACCGAAGACAGTCAACCGGGAGCTACCGAGCGTGTCCCCGGACTTAGACAAGCTCATCAGAGCTGTCGGTGATTCCCTTACCGATTCCGGGGTAGTGGCCGATGATAGCCGGATTGTCCGAATTTCGGCCCGGAAGCTCTACGCCTTAGGAATACCGGCCGGGGCTCAAATCACCGTAAAAACCCTGTTTTAGGCCTTTGTAACGGTTTTATAACATTTCCCGAAATTTACCGAAATTCCCCGAAATTCACCGAAATTTTAGTATGCTCGATACAAGGCCCAAGGGGGGTCGAAGATAGGAGCACCAAATGTTACTAACCGCAGAAGACACAAAAACTCTTAAGGCTGAGGTTGCCGCAAGGCTTCGCTGGGCCGGATTTACTAGCGCAACAATTTCTAACATGAATAACACCGCAGT